ACAAACTTCAAGATTCATTCTCAAACATGGAATTACTTGAAGCGCAACGTCAGGCTTATTTGAATTCTCATAAATAATAGGAATATAACATATGACTACATTACTCGAAGGAAATCACCCAGTCGAATGGTTGCTTTCTGATGAAGAACAACAATCAGTTGACGTTGGCACACTAGCTTCAGGTCAAAACTTGAAAAGTGGTGCTGTTCTCGGTCAAATTACTAAAAATACCACTGCAACTTCAACTGCGGTTGTTGGTACAGGTGTTGTTACAAGAACTGTTGGCGCATTAGGCGTAAACGCAATTGTTGGTACATACACTTTAACTTGTATCACAGCAGGTGCTACAGCGGTTTATGAAGTTGAATTACCTACTGGTGAGCAATTAGCAACTAATGCTGTTGTTGGTTCTGGCGCAATTGACATTGACGGTCATTTCACTTTAACTTTAGTTAACGTTACCAACTCAGCAGTTGGCGATGTATTTACCGTTGTTGTTGCTGCTGCGACAACAGGCACAATCACTAATAGTGCTATCGTAGGAACTGGTAACGGTACAATTACACTTGGTGCAATTGGCGGTTTGGCTAAATCTGGCGTTTATTCAGTAAGATTAACTGAAGCGGCATCAGGTGCAGGTACATTCAGCGTTTATGCTCCATTAACAAATGAGTTTATTGCTGACGTAACTGTTGGTGGTGGCGCAACTTCTGTTGGAAACCACTTCACCATTACTATCGCTGACGGTTCTTCTGATTTCGTAGTTAATGATAACTTCACTGTTACCATTCAACTACCAGTGCCAAAATGGACTCAGCACGATGCTTCAGCAATTAACGGCTCACAAGTCGCTGCTGGTATCTTATACAATGACGTTGATGCTTCATCTTCTGATTTGTCTGCAACTATTTTCACTCGTATGGGCGAAGTATTTGACGGTAAATTAACATGGAAAACTAACATCACTGCTGCTCAAAAAGCACAGGCTGTAGCTGACCTTTCTACTAAATTCATTATCGTGAGAGCGTAAATTATGCCTTTAACAATGTCACCTTTTACAACTGGGTTTGGCTTAGAAGAATTAACCCAGTCAATTATCGCTCGTCCTTATACTCCAACGTTACTTGGCGACTTGGGTATTTTTGAGAGCGAATCTTTAGCAACCAACAGCGTAACACTTGAAACTGATGGTCGTACTGTAGGTTTAGTTGATATTAAACCACGCAATGCACCTGCTCAAGTTGTTGAAGCAGTTAACAAACGCAAACTTCAATCTTTTGTTATTCCACATTTGCCACAACGCGCAACTGTGATGGCTGACGAAGTATTAAATGTTCGTGAGTTTGGCTCAACTAATCAACTTCGCACAGTTGAAAGTGTTATCAACAAACGCTTACAACGTATGCGTGAACAAATTGATTACACAATGGAATCACATCGTCTTCAAGCTATTTTAGGTAACTATTATTCAGCAACAGGCGCATTGACTTCACTTTACACTGAAATGGGTGTTAAGAAACAATCAATTGCAATCGATTTGACTTCAAACACATTGGAACTTGAAGTTGAAATGATGCGCATCCATGAAGCAATGGAAGCGGCTTTAGATGGTATCCCATACACTGGTATCCAAATTATTTATGGCGCAACAAAATGGAAACAGTTGATTGCGTGTCCTTCAATTAAAGCGACCATGCAAAACTGGGCGGCGGCTGTGAATTTAGGTCGTGACCCACGCACACCAATGACTTACGGTGATGCGCAACACGTCCGTTATCGTGGTTCTAACTTAGTTAAAGTACCTGATACTAAAGCGTATGCAATTCCATTGGGTGTAGCTGGTCAATTCAAACATTATTTTGCTCCTGCAAACTATATGGAAACTGTCAACACAATGGCACAACCATATTATGCAAAAAGCGAGATTTTAGAGTTTGGTAAAGGTATGCAAATTGAAGCACAAACTAACGTGCTTACATTGAATACATTACCTGCTGCGGTAATCGAACTCGCTTAATTAAGCAAGTTGACCCTAACGGCTTTACGGCTGTTAGGGTTTTTTATTGTCTATCAAAAAGTATTAGTGTATTATAATACACAAATTAACTCAGGAGGTTTTATGTTTTACGCTAAAGAAGTTTGGGAATGGTTAACTGGAAAGGTTGCGGATAAAGAGGATTTAAGCTATTTAGATGAAATTTGCTTTTAGTCTTTTTTGATTGAGCGAAGCAAAAGTATTGTTGTTAACTTCTGACTTAGTCTTATCATGTCGTTGTCTAAAACACGGATTTGGTCTATCAATTCAACAAGGACGTTGTAGGCTTGTTCAAGTATCGGCTTTGCTGTAGTCGTTGCCCACACCCAAACATAATAAACGATGTATCCCATTCCACCCGCGGCAACAATGGGAAAACCGTATTGATTGATGTATTTTGTAATTGCAGGAATATCCATATTACTTTTGCTCCACGTTAGGTTTTGATTTAAATTTTTCTTGGGGAATATTCAACGCTTCTGACATCAGTTCATCAATATGAACTATATCGTTTGACATCGCTGTTACTCTTTTATCAAGTTGTTGAATAATCCCAATCAAACCATTGATGCGTTCAAGAACGCTATCGAGTAGGAATTTGACTGTAAGAAAAACAAAATATAAGCCAAGACACGCTGCTGCAATTGGAAATCCAACGTCTGTAGCTAATTGCAGCAGTTCCATCATCGGCTAAGCCACCAAGTTAAGAAGGAGAATAACGCTCCTACTGCAAACACGACACCACCAATGAAGCCTTTGTAGCGTGTTTGCTCAATTTTCATTTCATCAATCGCTTCAATGATGGTATCAAGTTTGTCTGTTAAACGCTTAATATCCTCATCTAAGTTATCGGATTTTTGTTCTAAACGTGCTAAACGGCAGGCTTCATCGGGCATGACAATATCCTATATGTTAAATTTCGGCAGGTATTTCTGGTTCAACAACCGTAGTTGGCTCAACTATACGTTCATATTTTGGTTTTTCTGGAAAACTAACACTAAAAGGAAAAAACTCACCTTTAGTAATATCCCGTAATAATTGTCGATATACTGCCCATTCCTCCTTATTACTAATAGGAAAATCAGCCAATTGAGTACAATCCGATTCTAAAAGCAGTGACTGTCTTAAATTACGCATTTCAATTTCAATAATATTCATATGTATATGTTTCCTAAATTTTAATATAAGCAGGTGTAGGTGACTCAATAAATGGCGTTTTAAACTTTGTTGATGATGGAAAACAAAATTTACTATTTCCAAGCAACACATAGTTACCATTTAAATATGAAAACCACGATGATGAATCGAAACTATTGGTATTTTGTTTATACATTGTCCAAGAAGTCCCATCTTTTGATTGATATACAATGCCATTACTTTCAAAAGCAAAAAATGTATTATTTAAAAAACATACATGGCTTATTGTATTTGTACTATAAGAAACACAATCAGTTGGCAATAAACAAGGTTTAAAATTAATACCATCTGTTGAATATGCCAATTTAGAAATATTACCAATAGCAGTATAAGAAGGGTATATTGCAAAAACATATACACCATTGCCATACGCGCAACCTTGTGGATATATACCATTTATTGTGCCTAAGCCCACAACAGAATCATACGAACCCGCTTTCGGGTCATTTAGTCTTCTTGGCGAACCACTTCTAGTATAATAAAGTTTGTTATTTAAAATGAAAATACTACTATAGATACCTGATTCTGCCCCAGTTTGCTGCCAATTTATTCCATTTGAAGAAATATAAGTACTATTCTGAGAAATAATAATAAAATAATTTTTCCAAAATTTAATGGCATAAACATCAAGTGGTATTCCAGAAGTTCTTTGCGTCCAACTAATACCATCTGTAGAGGTATAAATATAATTACTTTGAGACCCAAGAACCCATATCCCATTGCCATATGCCAAAATGCCATCATTAAATGCATTGGAAAATGTCGTTGATGAAGGCGACCAAGTTATACCATCTGATGAGTAATAAGCCTGCGCAGCATTGCCAACAAATTCAGCATTAACTAATGCTACAAATTTATTAGAACCGTTATAGCCTAATGCAACAACTAGATTCGTAGCAAAACGTCTAGGTGTAAAAGTAATGTTATCAGTAGTAGTTAAAACTCCACCAAACATCGGTATAATATTAAGTGTTCCAGTAGAAATAAAGGATTTAAAACTATTTGTGGCAAGATAATAGTTAAACGTAAATCCCGTATATGTCCATGTAGTTAAATCTGTAGAACTAGAAATATTTCCGTATCCCAAACAAATCCATTTAGAATTTATATATTTAAAGCAATTATTATTTGGAATTGCAAATTGGTAATTAAATACAGGTGTCCATGATATACCATTTGTAGATACATAATAACCATAACCATTAGGGGCAATGTATTTTGTCCCATCTGTTGTGACATAAGAAAAATACATATTGCTAGGTAGTCCGCTAACGTGCGACCAAGATATTGCATCAGTTGAATATGATATTTTACCTCCAGAACCTACTATTACCCATTTCCCTGTTGTTGCCCCATATATCACAGAAAGATATGTGCCAATACCAGACCGATATGTTAACGAATCGGGTGTTGCCCCAGAATAAATAATTCCACTTTGAGCAACAGCGACAAACATCCCATTTCCATAAGAAATATCATTAAAACTAGGTGTATAAGGACTGCTGTAGTTTGTTTGTAAAAATGTTATACCATCAGTAGAATGATTTACTTTAGTGCCATATACGCTTATAAAATATGACCCCATAAATTTTAAATAACCACCATTAAAGGATGAACCGTTGGTACAATCTGTCCAAGTTATACCATCTGATGAATAAGATGCAAATCCACCGTATGGATGAGCAATAACAAATTTTGAATTACCATACGCAATTGTAGCAGCACTACCAGATGTAGATGTGGAAACAATATACGTTGCCCAAGTAACCCCTAAATCCGTAGAAGTCCAGCAATAATTATCACCTGCTACTACAATGGTAGTAGTACCATTTGTTGCCATATGGTGTGGATTGGCTTGACTTGACCCAACGTCTAATATTTTTGTCCAAGTAGTAAGGTCTGACGATTTGTAAACACCACCATATGTTAATGCAAAATAAAATGCACTAACATATATAATATTAAGAGGAGTTGTGTCATCAAATGGGCTTGTATTAATAGTAAAACTAGATAGCGGAAGTTTACTAGCTAATGTAGGATATGCTGAAATATTATATTCAGAGCTATCACATGGCAAATAACTTGTCGTAGGATGCGAACTAGCATCCATTGAATAAACAATATCGCCAGTTGAAAATAAAGTTATCGGAAAAGATTGTGTCGGGGAAAAATTGATATCCCCTGTCATTGTACCGCCAGTTTTTTCCAAATACCCTGACGCAGGAATATAAGCAATAATCCAAGATGAACCATTGTAAACACGCATTTCATTAGCAACATTATTAAAATACAAATTACCAGTAGTAAGCGCACCGCCAGAATTATTTAATGTTGGATTTGATGAATATGAGCCAAGATATAAATCATTCATCCCAATAACGCTTTCAGCAGCATTTACAGTATATGATGCCACATTAACCGCTTGTTGCATCATCGGAACAAGACGAATTAATGAGCCGCCATTTCCTAAACCTGTTGTTGCGTTATCATCATCAGTGACTGTGCTACCATCACCGCCAACAGTTGTACTAAAAGTAACTGAACTCATTAGACTATTTCCTCTAATTTTAAAGACGTTTGGAATCCATTAAAATACGGATTATCAATTGGACTTAATTCTGAAAAATTGCACAAAAATGTTCGTGCATAAAAATTCTTATCAACAGTAATATTAATATTACCGATATATTCTGGTTTTGAATAGGAATAAAGAAGTTCACCGCTTAACCCAACTTCACGTTGCGCATCATAAAACCCGCTAAACGCTTCGTCTTTATCTAAATGCTTTAAAATGCAGGATAATGTACGCATTTTAGGTTTAATATAATAATATTTAGTATTGTCAATTGAGCGTTGGATTTCAGTTAAATCAACATATCCTTGCGATAAATCGCCATATTCAGGATTAATATGCGGTTCGATAGTGCGCCCTAAGAATATGCGTCCAATTTCAATAAAGTTTTCGCCATTAATGATTGACCAAGCTGCATTTGAACCTGTTCCGCCATAGGATGTTGAGTTTAAAATTAAGATACCTGTTGATGAATCGTAGCTTTTAATTTTACCAGAAATAAAGGTATTTTGATTGGAAGTTTTATAAATTGTAATTTCTTGACCTGCAATAAAATTCAAACCAGTATTAATCGTAAAAGTATACTCACCAATACCGACCGTAACGCTTGTTGTGCTTGTAGCAGAAATTGTTGGAGTATCATTGATAATTACTTTTACTGACCTAACCATTGCGTTTTCATCAGGATAATAAGTAGCCATCGAAGTGTAGCTTTTGCGCTGTTCTTCTTCAATTGACCCAAGCCACCAATTGCGAGATTCCCAAGGTATTTTTTCACCAGCAGAATAATTTGAATAAATTGGATAAAGAATTGTCCAAGCACGAAATTCGACCCCACTATCAAAACGCACTTCACCCGTAAAGTCTAATCCACTATAACCAATAAAACGAACTTTAGCATTGGTGGTTAAGTTATGATTAATTAAAGATACAACACCAATCTGACGCGGTTCATAAGGCAGATTCAGTTTAAGCGTAGAGGTACGATACCCAATAGTGCTTCGAGCAACACGTTTAATAACAGGATTTTGAATATTACTTAAAGGAAGCGATGAATTCCAAGTTGTTGCGCTAGTTTCAGCGATGGTGACTTCGGAAATTCTATTTGGATAACTAAGCGAAATATTACTAGTCATCCTATGCACTCCAAAATAATTTCTTTTCTTTTAGCATCAATTTGAAACCCGATGATAGTTAATATTTTCCCGTAATCATAGCTTAACTTATCCGAAAATACAATGATGCCATCACCCAAATTAAGGCTTGGAATCTCATTTACAACCGCAGTAATATTAACAACATCAACACGATTCTTAGCCAACGCTAAAAGTTGATTTCCAACTGTTGTTGCTGAACTTAATGTGCGAAGACAGCTTTGGATTTTAATTGCGTTAGCCAACGGATGCCGAGTTTTCACAGCCGCATCATTGGTAGAATACTTCCGATATTGATTAGCCAAAACTGCTTTTCTGGCTGTAGTAACACTGCCCGCTAAGTCTGTTTCTTTTTGAACCGTTTCAATCTTATCGTATTCAATGGAAACTGATTCAACAGGTAATCCATTTTCGCCTATCCCTGTACTGACAATATCAATAGTTATCAATTCGCTATTGGTCAAATCAAGCGTATAAGCTGTTGCCAATGCAATCAATTTGACGTAAACGACATTTTGCAAAAAATACCAATATGTACCGCAGGATTTACAAATTTCATTTAATAGTTCTGTTGTGCTTATTTCGCTAGTAACAAATATGCCAATTTGCCCAAACGTATTTAAAAGTGTTTTAGAAGTAGCATTTAAAGTTAATGCTGCTTCAGCCAATATGATTTCAAACACATCTCCAGCATTAACAGTGGAATCAGAGCAATCACCAGTCACTGTTCCTACTGGCGATGCACCCAGTTTTGCATAACCTGCGCAAGTAATGTAGCGACCTGATGCAATACCTGTATGCGCCATAAATGATGCAAAGTTTGCCCATGTGTAAGCCTGATGCAGTGTTAGCGCAGCACCTTTATCGTAAACCGCATTTATTGTCGCTGTCGTTCTATCCGAGAACTGGTAAATCAATTGTGACGTATTAACAAGTATCGGTGTGGCGTTCAGGACGCTCCCAAAGATACGAGGTTTAATGTTACCTTTAATATCATCAACAACGCCTTCTACGCCATTAGGAAGCGTATTATTTCCCAAGTATTTCGTATTACTATGGTTTCTTGATAGCACTTCAGACATTGAGCGAACTGTGAGAAAAACAGAATCACCGCTAAACCGAATTGATTCTGTTTTACCTGTCAGATAATCGTTCTTTGTACCATCGTCTGCAATCAGCGATAAATTGATATTACCATTATCTAATGCATAATCCATCAGGTAATTCAGTCCACCATCCTTATTGATTAATTCAATTTCCCCAATTGATGCGCTAGAGAAAATATTGAATGTACCACCATCATCAGGACTGACTTTAATCAGTGCAGGTTGTTGCATCCTATTTTCAAAATAATTACCATCATTATCAATATAGGATACATCACTAAAATATAAAGTTTTTGATGCGTTAGAACCATCTAACGCACCGATTGTTGCTA